GGTTAAGTCAGATGTACCAACACTGTACGTCAGTGCTGATACAGATGCCTACACCACAGCGATCAGAGCTGCCGCAGTTATTACAGGTAACCAGGTATCCAGTGTTGAAGAATCATTTAACAGTGGTAACGGGTATGAGTTCTATCAAGATGAACTGGAAACATTAAAGAACTTACAGTTCAGCTTTGATCCATCACCTACCTTGGACGACATTGACCTGTCTATCCAGGCGTACGGCGAGGCGTTCGGGGAATACCCACACCTGATTATCATTGACAACTTGATGAACGTAGCCGCACTACACGACAACGAGTGGACTGGTATGCGTGACATAGCCAAGGCTATGCACCACGTGGCCAGACAAACAGAAGCAGCAGTGTTCTTGTTGCACCATACATCCGAGGGTGAAGGTAGACCAGAGCTACCACCATCACGCAAGTCTATTCAAGGTAAGATCAGTCAGTTACCTGAGATGATCCTTACTGTAGCAATGGACCATGACACTAATGAATACCGCATAGCATGTGTGAAGAATCGCTTTGCTAAGAACAGTGCAAGCGGTGCTAACTTTACGGTGCTGTACGCTGACGCATCACGCATGACGTTATACAACGACCGTCAAGGTGGGGCTGGCGCAGAATACTGGAGAGGGTTATCGTGAGTTACAAGAAGTACATCACAAAGATCTGCCCTAACTGTGGTAATCAAGGCAGTCTAACTATCTGGGAAGATGACATGAATAGGTACCTTAACGGGGCCAATGTTCAAGATGCTTTCCCTGATTTACTACCGCCAATGCGTGAACAAATTATGAGTGGCATCCATCCCCAGTGTTGGAGCAAAATATTTAAGGATGATGATGACCAGGAGTAAGCAAGCAGCAGCTAAGGCACGTGGATCACAGTTCGAGACAGGTGTACTTAAGTGGTTACGCGGTAAAGGTGTGACTGCTGAACGGCTACGCCTGGCAGGTAAGGCTGACGAGGGTGACATTGTTTGCTTTGTATCAGGCCAACCCTATGTGTTGGAACTCAAGGCAACAGCGAAGCTGGACTTGCCTGGGTTCTGGCGTGAAGCGGTGGTTGAAGCAGAGAACTACGCTAAGGCACGGGGTATCACACCCACACCACCAGCGTATGTCATTGTCAAGCGACGCAATGCAAGCATAGATCAAGCATGGGTAGTACAAACCCTTGAGCAATGGATAGGTAACGATGGACACTGAGCAATGGAATGAACGAGCTGACTGGGTACAGTACGGTATTCAAAAGAAGTGGGTAACAGATAGTATCTGCGCTACTCACGATGGTACTTACGAGTACGCAAGTGATGAAGAACGCGCTGAGTGGGACGAGGGCGGAGACCCATGCGACCTGGTACTCAAGCTACTATGACCGACAAGCCTGACCTTGCCACGGTACTTGAGCACTACGGTGCACAGATACCTAACAAGTATGGCTACATCTCAATGCGGTGTGTACTGCATGAGGACACGCACTCAAGTGCAACAGTTAACATAGACAAGCAGAGATACCATTGCTTTGTCTGCCAGTTTGATGGAGATGTTTATGATGTGGTATCCAAGAAGGAAGAGATAGGTTTTAGAGATGCTGTCACAAGAGCAGAAGCTATTGCTAACGGAAACCGCAGAGAAGTACGTAAGCACACTGGATCAAGCAACGGCCTCTTACCTGCAAGGGCGAGGAATAACCAAGGAAGCCGCAGGTATGTTCCGCCTAGGTACAGTAAATGATCCTGCGCCTGGCCATGAGCACGCTGTTGGCTGTCTTAGTATTCCTTATCGCACTCCCACTGGTATTGTTGGCATTAAGTTTCGTAAGGTTGATGGAGGTTCTCCTAAATATTTGTGGCCGACTGGTCAAAAGGTTGGCATGTACAACGTCATTGACCTGCATGAAAGCTCAGATGTTATTGCTATCTGCGAGGGTGAACTTGATACCTTGGTTATGTCTGCTCTTGTGGGTGTGCCTGCTGTGGGTATTGCTGGCGTAAGCCAGTGGAAGCCACACTTTCCTAAGATGTTTGAAGGGTTTGATCGCATCGTTATCTTTGCAGACAATGACCTTAAGGAAGATGGCCGTAACCCTGGCATGGAGCTGGCCAAGCGCATCAAGGAAGATCTTGACAAGGCAGTAGTGATCTCATTACCTGAGAACAATGACGTGAACCAGGTGTTCTTAGATGGTGGCGAGGAATGGCTACGTGAAAGGGCACTGGCATGACGATCATAGTGGGCATAGCCCATGACGGTAAGGTTTACATGGCTGGTGACCGTGGTATGTCAGACAAAGACTTCATAGGTAGCATGGTTACACCTAAAATACACAAGGTTGGACCCATACTTATGGGTTACTCTGCATCCCAAGGTACAGGTCAGCTTGCTCACCTCATCACCTATCCCAAGCCAGTGTATGAGAACCTTGAAGCATGGCTACGCATAGATTTCTGTGATGCCATACAAAAGGCAGCTGACTTATTCAAGGTAGACATTAACTCCGAGGATAACGGCGCTGATTTCCTTGTTGGTGTAGGCGGCAGGCTCTTTGAGATCAGTACCGAGGACTGGTCAGTGGCTGAGTACGACATGGTAGCCAATGGATCAGGCTATGCCTATGCCATGGGCTCACTGTTCAGTACCCGTGACTGGGATAGCCCCCGTAACCGTGTCAGGGAGGCTGTGAAGGCCTCTATTCGGTACTCCCCTACGTGCCAGGGGCCAGTAGACACTCTCGTTCTATGATTTACACGTATTACGGTGGTCCAGCTGACGGTGCTGAGATACCTAAGTTCCTGGCCAAGCAAGACTACCTTATTGTTGAGCGACCCATTGCAAATAACAAGGTTGTAAGTTACTATTACGAGAAGTGTGATGATCATCCATGGTTTGAATATTGTGGGGAAATAGAGGAAGAAGATGAGTGACAAAGACAGACTGGGAAAACCTAATCACGTGCCTTACCTCGATGGGTTTGGAGATTACCCAAGTGGATACGACGAATGGGACTATCTTAATTACGGTGCCGCCAATAAGGGACTAAGTATGCAGCAGTTTGCAGCTGACATGTGGGATGTTGTTGACCACTGCGGTAACGTACTACTGTCCAAGCAGGAAGACTATGGCCCACTTAACATTGCACGTGCACCAGGTGGCCCGCTTAATGGCCTACGTGTACGTATCTTCGATAAGATCTCCCGCATTAACAACTTGATTGATGAGAACCAAGACCCTAAGCATGAGTCACTGCGTGATTCATTCCTTGACCTAGCCAACTACGGCATCATTGCACTCATGGTGCTTGATGGCACGTGGCCCAAACTAGAGGACTAAAATGAAAGCTATTGTCTGCATCTCAGACCTGCAAGTTCCATACCATGACAAGCGTGCGGTTGCTAACGTGGCTACGTTTATCCGTGCGTTCAAGCCTGACACTGTGGTATCTGTTGGTGATGAGATGGATTTCCAGACCATTAGCCGCTGGGCACAAGGCACACCATTAGAATACGAGCGCACCATTGGTCGTGACCGTGATGCTACCGTTGGTGTGCTTGAATCCCTACGTGTAGACCATGTGATACGTAGTAATCACACTGATCGGTTGTTCAATACCGTTATGATGCGTGCGCCTGGCCTTATCTCCCTGCCTGAGCTGGAGATCGGTAACTTCCTGCGCTTTCCTGAGCTAGGTATCAAGTACCACAAGAGACCATACGAACTAGCACCAGGCTGGCTGTTGATGCACGGTGATGAGGGTAACATCTCTCAGAATGGTGGTACTACCGCCCTTAACCTGGCCAAGAAGACTGGTAAGAGCGTGGTATGTGGACATACACACCGCATGGGATTGGTACACCATACTGAATCGTTCTCTGGTGTGCCTACCCGTACCCTATGGGGCATGGAAGTGGGTAACCTAATGGATGCCAAGCAAGCCAGCTATCTAAAGGCTGGCATCAGTAACTGGCAGCAAGGGTTCGGTATCTTATGGGTAGATGGTAAGACTGTAGTACCACAACTTGTACCTATCGCACGTGATGGTTCATTCTTTGCTGAAGGGAAGGTATGGGGTAAGTGACCGAGCAATGGTTAGTGGAAGCTGATGAGATAGCGGCAACAGTAGCCAGACAAATACACAATAGGTATGCGGTTTACTTTGAGGCATCCGATGTAAAGCAAGAGCTTATCATCTGGGCACTCAAGCGCCCCAATAAGATTAAGGAATGGTTAGATCCTGAGCAGGAACCAGCAGACCGCAAGGGTGGCATACGCCAGTGCGCTAAGGCCATGCAACGTGAAGCGGATAAGTATTGCCGTAGCCGTAAGGCCAAGGCCGTTGGGTATGAGACCAGGGATGAAGCGTTCTACAACATTGGTATCATTGAAGAGCTGATCGCTCATATGAATGAAGCTAATGAGCAGCAGGTAACCCAGCAGATACGGGTCTCTGGTGGTGGCGGTGACCCTGCTACTGGTGGTAACTTCCTGATCTCTATCATTGACGTGCGTGCTGCTATGGATAAGCTTGATCCTGATGATAGACTTATACTTGAGATGAGATACCAGGAGAACATGACACTAGGGCAGATAGCTACCGTGTTTGACCTGTCTGATACCACTATACATAGACGGATCAACGGATCACTCAAGCGTATGGTCAAGGTACTGGGTGGCGAAAGTCCCTGGGCGTATACCGCACGGCGGGTTATGTCAAACTCCCAAGCTAATGCTATAGTATCTGATAACAACTAAATAGATTTCCGATACCAGAGGGGAAGCTGGCTATCGGATACGCAAGGCCTCGGATCTTATTTGATTCGGGGCTTTGTTGTTTCCAGGGTGGGCTAGACATTCGAGACTGTGTAAAGGGGTGTCAATGCAAAAACCCCCAGCGGATAGGAGTACGCTGAGGGCTTGCAATTAGTGAGAGGATAGGGACTCTAACTAAGGTCTATCATACACGGATCTTGTAGCTTTGCCAAATAAGCACGGCTCCTGTCGTCGTATCTAGTAAGCTTGGTCGGTATGTCTTTGATCGCTTGGTTGGACGTGGCGTATGGGCCGATAGCTTTAGCCACACTAAGCGAGGGTTCGATCTGCACTAGCACGTAGGTGTCCCGCTTGGAACGCATACTGTCAATGAGTTCAATGACGGATCTTGCTAGCTCATCCACGCTATTGTGTTCTTGCGATAGCAGATCTGATACTGCCTTAACTTCGGTAGGTCGGATCTGTAACATCAGTCGGTGTACTTAATCACTATAGCTAGGGTAATCATAAGTACAACGTAAATTATAATCGCTCTCATTACTGTTACCACCCGCCCAGACATTGACTTGAGTGTGTGTGTATCCAATGGTTACCTTCCAAGTGTTTCCTAGTGGGTGCGTATAGCTCTGTATTGCAGGCACGGCAGGTGTGTGTCCATTCCTGCCCAAAGTAATCGTATTTGTACATCATTCATCATCCCATTCAGGGAATACACGGGTATCAAAGTCATCCTCGCGATCGTAAGCTACGCCGTGATAGATCCGTGCGCTACATACAGTACATACATCATAACCGTCGTCACTATCTACCCAAGTGTGGCCGTAGTTACTCATCAAAGCTATCCAACCACTCAATGCTATCCAATAGGTAACGGATCATAGCTTCATCACTATCAGGGGTAGGCTCACTCATTGTTAGGTGCTGTAACCCTTTAAGGTACTGCGTATCCTTACGCACGGCACGCTTTAATCTTAGTTCCTTAATCATAACTTAGCTCCATTCATTTTACTTAAACGTGCACGCACTATGCGTGCTCCGCTTACTGCCATTTGTTCTGCGTTAGTTAGTCTCTTGCCCGTTGTCTTAGCTCGTAATGCTAGGCGTTCACCTGATAGTAGCCCGCCCCAGATACCGTATCGTATGTCATCATCTTGCATACCTACCTGTAAGCATTGTTCACGGATAGGGCAGGCGATACAGATCTCTAGTGCCATACCTGCCGTAGCTATTTCATCCAGGGTTATGTGGTTAGTAGTAGCTGGATACCACCAATCGGGATAGGTAGCACCCGCGCATAATGCCTTGTCCCATAGTGATCCTTCGTGTGTCAGGTGTGCAAATAATTTCTGTGCATCTATTGCCTGTTGCTCACGCGGTCTTAGTTTCCTGGTTGGTTTCCTGCTCATCTCTCACTTCCCAGTAAGGCTCGGTCTCTAATGATAGTTTAACTAGCTCGGTCATACGTTCAAGTGATAGCAGGTTAAGCATTGGCATACACCTCGGTTGCGCATACAAGGCAAGCACCATTAGAGATAGGTGACCAGGCTTCGCACGGTATGCACTCATTCCAATCTATTCCCTTATGGTTTGTCATTATGTATGCGTATACCTCGTACTGTCCGCCCTGCTCGTATAGCTCTTGGCACTTTAATTCTAGTTCGTTCATACCGTAACCTCGCTTGGTGTAGTTGTCCACCATACGCCGTCCCAGGGTAGGGATGTCTCAACGGTAGCCAGCTCATCTACTAGCTGGTTAATCATTACCGTTGCCTGCTCCTCGCTATCCGCTTCGATCTCCATAACGTCTAACGAAATTGTCGCGTTGTATTTCATTGTCCTATCCCCTTATCTCATTGTTATAGAACTCCATTTGGTCATCATCTAATTCAATGTCCCGAGCTTCACCAATAAACATAAACTCCGACTCATCAAAGTTATCCCATTGGTAATCGTTGATCTTGTATAACTGTTGTAACGTAGCTTCGTCGCAGACTATGGTTACTTGCTTACCCATTAGCGGTGTCTTAGTCATTACGCCACGTCCAATTTATTCTTGGCAAAGAATAGATCCGTGCCGTCCTCGTCTTTGATACTGATCTGCACGGGTACATCTATGTAGCTATCAAGGAATAGCTGGTGCTCAATCTTCCACTCGCGATCCTTAACGAACTCAACCATAGCTTCGTGACTAATTGGGTGGCCGTGTAATCCGTACTCACCCGTTGCTAGCATCTCTTTAATAAGGTACTCCTCACTAAAGATAACTTCGGTAGTTGCTACAAGGTATGTCATTGTCTTATCTCCTATTCATTCTCTAAGTTATGCGGTGCAAGGATAGTTGCTAGCTGATCTTCGACCGCTAAATAAACTTCACGATTAACGGCGTACTCTGAATCATCAGGATAGATCCACTCACTAGTAAGCTCGTCATACATAAGCCTATCGTTTAGATCTTGCGCCGTGTCTACATCCACCTGCCATTGTTCGGTGCGGGTGTCATACATAACTACATACTGGTATTGCATTGTGTTGCCCCTATCATTCATTGTGTATTCATTGTGCCCCTATGACACAATGAAAGTCTAGCGGATCTTATCTAGCTAGCCCACCCGCACACCGTACCGCGTGGCACGGGGTGCAGGCTAGTCATCTAGACTATTCTGACCAATGGCTTGGAATTACCACGCCGTTATCTTTGGCACGGGTTAGCCACTCGTCAACCGTGTATCTCAATTCCTGAAACACACTAATCAAGCTAGCTAGATCATTACCGTAATAGTCGCGAGCTATCCACTCGCGGGTTTCGTCAATGACCATAAACTCTTGCTCGCGATAAAGTTTATTTGTATCCACCTTGCACCTCCTATCTATCCCTATCTAGTTACGGATCAGCTTAATCCGTGGGCTAGGTAGCCCGCCCGCACCCCGTGCCGTGTGACACGGGATGCAGGCTAGTTACCTAGGGGCGCAGGCAATCGTGCTCGCGTGCGCCAGTTAAACCATTGAGTAGATCCCAGTTAGGATCAGGGTTATCCCAATCCTCCCAAGCACCAATACCGCAATGATGACATTTCCAGCTAGTCGCTGGCATTGACCATTCCTTAAGGTGTACGGTAACTCCGTTAGGCCAGTAGTTAAGGCCTCGCTCCGTAGACCAAGGGTCTAGCTCGCTCATAATTTCTCCTATCGTGAGCTCGCAACAATTTGTTGCTAATTCTATTATACCACCCTTGTCAAGTACCCTTGATTATTCGGCGTGTCGCACTAGCACCAAGCTCGGCTTGATAGGTGCTGGCCTGCGTACCTGATCAGGCGTATGCCGTGCCTTTAGGTGCGCCGTCATAGCCACGGATACCTGCGATAGCTTGGCGTAGTTATCCGATACCCAATCACAATGGTCACACACTATGCGGTATGGTTCATACGTTAGTATGTCGTGTTTAATTGTTAGCATTAGTTAAGCTCCCCTTTACATAATGGGTAACCACCGTCATCTACTAGGTGTAGATAAACATTTTCGCCGCATTTAGGGCAAATTTTTACTATCATTATCAAATCACCTCGCAATCCATACACTTACGGTATGAATTACCGCAAGATAAGCTCGACTCTAATGGCTCGGCGCAACACCCATACAGGGCGTGACTAGCTAACGTATTCCAACACTTAACGCATAGTTCTTTAATCATTACTTAGCCCCGTTCCAAGCGTAGTCATACAGTAAGTCTGCCACGGCCTTAGCCTTTAGCCGTGTGCCGTTAGTGTTGTAAACGTGTATGCCTGCCAGCTTGCCTAACTCTAGGCGGATCTCACCTAGTGCCTGATACAGGCCGT